TCTTGATTTTAGATTGTTAAAGGTTAACTGTCTAGACATGCTGAAAGAGTTACCCGATAACAGTATAGACTCAATCGTAACCGATCCGCCCTATGAACTGGGATTCATGGGCAAAGCATGGGACAGCAGCGGGATAGCCTCTTCTGTCGAACTGTGGGCGGAGTGTTTGCGAGTCTTAAAGCATGGCGGGCATCTTGTCGCATTCTCAGGATCTCGCACTGTCTTTCCGATGGGCGTGGCGATTGCTGAGGCGGGCTTTGAGGTTCGAGATATGATCAGTTGGATATACACAAACGGATTTCCTAAGAGCCTCGACATGTACAAACAGACAGATAAAGACGAGCATAAAGGATGGGGCACAGCACTCAAGCCCGCACAAGAACCCGCAGTGCTTGCAAGAAAGCCGATCGATTTTGATTGCTCAAGTATTGCCGAGAATGTCTTGAAATGGGGCACAGGGGCGATCAATATAGATGCGGGGCGTTTTGCATATGGGGATGATTGTCATTTTGGGGATACTTCTGATTGTTCTAGTAATTGGGATCGGATGCAGTCTGATTCACAGGGCGGATCTGTTCCTGTGGTTGCACAGAAAAATATCGACTTAAATGGATACAAGCCAAAGGGCGGGCGCTGGCCAGCAAACGTCTATCAATGCAAGAAGCCACAACGATCAGAGAAGGAGCAAGGTCTTGATCATTTGACAGGCAAGACAGGCGCAGAGGCTACACAACGCAAAGAGGGATCGGATGGATTGAACAGTCCACGAGCGGGCGCAGGTCGCACTGCTGAACACGTCAAGAACTTTCACCCAACTGTAAAGCCGATCAAGTTAATGCGCTGGCTTTGTCGCTTGCTGACTCCACAAGGGGGCACAGTGCTTGATCCGTTTCTAGGCAGTGGAACAACCGCAGTGAGTGCGATTCTAGAAGGCTTTAATGCTGTAGGCTGTGAGATGACAGAAGATTATTATCCAATCATTCAAGGGCGTGTGAACTGGGCAAAGGCAGAACGCAACAAGGGGATCTTAGATGGGCAGAAAGAGCAAACTGACGGATAAAGCACGGCGGGAGATCCTACAAGTGATCTCTGTGGGCGGATCTAAGTCGCTAGCGTGCAAACATGCGGGGATAACTTTAGTTACGCTCATGAACTGGATCAGACGAGGCGAGCAAGCAAATAAAGGACTCTATCATGATTTTGTTTTGGAATTTCGACAGGCTGAGGCAAGGCCCGATATTATGGCAATGGGTATTGTACATAGAGCCGTCAAAGATGGGGATGTGCGCGCGGCTCAATGGTGGCTTGAGAAAAAGACAGGATGGGGCCAGAAAGACGAGCCACAAGTTCAGATTGCAATCACGCCTGAGAACATGAGCGTTACCCAACTATTGCAAGAGGCAGAGCAAGTCAGCCAGAACATGGCACAGTTAGCGCCTCCGATTATTGATCTAGATGAGGAATAGGGATCGCCTTGAAATTTATTTTGTGCAAAAGTGTAGAAATATGTTGACATGTGTTTTCGAATAACTTATGTTTATAATGTACACAACAACAACGGAGCACAAAATGTTTAACATAGTAGAAATCACAGTTAACGAATACAATACATTCCTTATCTCAGTTAATGGCGAAAATGTAGCCGATAGCAGCACGATCAACAGAGTTAGAGGATTTTGGAACAGCAAGACAAAGCAATACACAGACGCAAAGAAGTTCACAAAAAAGAACATCAAAAAGAATCCTATGATCGTTCTGTCTTTGCTTTCTGAAACTGGGATCGATACAACTTGCGGATCTTGGTCAGTTGTAGAAAAAATCTAATCAATCAACATCGGGCGGCTACGGCTGCCCATTCACAACAACGGAGCACACAATGTCTATAGACAGATGGCAACACGCTGGACTCAAATATACAGTAATCGACAAAGACGACGATACAATAACAATACACAACGGAGACAACATGACACAAGAACGACAAGAGATCAAAGACTGGGGGCGCACTGTCGTCCGTCTGCGCAGGGAGGGGCTATTTGCTGATCTTCTACATGCTGAGATCAAGGTGTCAGATCTGACAGTCAAAGAGATTGCAGCAGCATGCAACACCAGCAGCGCATCCATCAACAAATGGAAAGCAGGCGAAGTGTATCCGGCTGCGCATTTACTCTATAGGCTTGCAAGGTGTCTGCATCCTGTAGATGAGTATTGGGACGCTTACAAACTCTATACACTTAAGATCAACGCAGAGAGAGCATAAGGGGGCCACATGATTATCGTACGAAACACAGCAGAAAAGAGAGTCTTGATCAACATCGGCCAAATCTCACACATTGAAGAACATGCAAGCAAGCTCCTAATATTTTTGGAGGGCGGTGAGGTCGTTTGCTCTTCTGAAACATGGGAAGAGGTGATCATGAAGATCAAGGCGATCGGGGGTGGACAATGATCAAAGTAAAAACAAAACGCGGCTTCTCTTGTCTCAACGTGCTTAACATTGTGAGTGTAGAGCAAGACGAAAAACAAAACGTACGTATTTGGAGCACCAACGGCGGTTTTACAGATACCGTTGAGCAGTTTGATGTCGTGATAAGATCAATAGAGAAAACACTGATCCGAATCGCAGGGGGTGAACGTGTATAAGATCCTAATCAACTACAGCAAAGAAGCCGGATGGATCGAAAAGAAATTTGATCATATTGTTGAGGCGTTAAATTGTGTTAGAATACATCATCACACAAGATTGATATATCCCTGTGGATCAGTTGCTGAATACATACAGGGTACCATGATTGATCTTCGGTGATCCTGATTGATAGTTGTTTGGAGAGGGCTGGCTAACTGCTGGCCCTCTTTTTGTGTCAAGACTGTTTCTATTCTGGTATATTGGGCGCATGAACAAGCAACACCTGATCAAGTATCTACAAGTCAGCAACAAACTGGAAACGATTGCGCGTGAGTATCCGCTTGCCGTTGCACGCCTCTGGATCCCTCATTGTCATAGATGGGATGGAAAAGGCAGTCAGTCAGCCAGAGAGAGAGGATGCGGCCAGCCTATGCAGTTCGTAGGTAATGGATTGTACACCTGCGCACATTGCAACATCACAGAGCGCCGAACGTCACAGCGGGAGGGTATTGCGCACGCTCTCCGTCATTCTGAGGCTTTTCTATTGAGCGGGGGTAACAGAAGCGGAAAGACTGAAAGCGGGGCGGGGATGCTCCCTGTCGCTTTTGCTGCTGGCTCCAATGAGTGGTGGGTGAGGGAGTGGGCTGCACTCAATCAAATCCCGCTTGATCTGCTACCAAAAGAGCCAAGCGAGGTTTGGGTGTCTGCGTTGTCATATGGCGACGCGCTCACATATCTAAGACCAAAGATCGAGAAGTATTGCCCGATCGGCACAAAGTTTGTACGCTGGAAAGCACAAGACCGAGCACATGCACTGCTACCCAACGGCGGGAAGATTATGTCAATGTCTGCGGAGTCAGGACGCGAAAAGTTTCAGGGCGGAGCGGTGTCGCTTGTCGTACTCGACGAAGAGCATCCAAAGGCGATATTTGACGAGTCTATGTTGCGCTGTATCGACTACAAAGGAAAAGTGATTTGCACAATGACACCACTGAAGGGGATCACATGGGTGCATGATGTATTTATCGAGAATCCTCAAACTGGATACGGCTCGTATACAATCAGCGGGCTTGATAATCCGTATGTGTCAAGCGTCAAGATGCGTAAGGCTATCGCACACATGAGCGAGGCGAGCCAGCGATCTAGATTGTTTGGAGAGTTCACAAATCAACAAGGCATCGTATATCCGGAGTTTGATCGCAATGTGCATATCGTTGAATCGTTCGAACCGCCTGCACATTGGCCCCGCGACAGGGCGATCGACTTCGGAGTACGCAATCCTTTTGCCTGTCTGTTCTTTGCACACGATGAGCGTGAGGACGTCTTGCACGTATATCGGGAATACTACAAGACCGAGAAAACAAGCCTTGAAAATGGAAGAAATCTCAACAATATACAACGGCGATACAATGAGGATTATCGTTGGACTGTGTGCGATCCTGAATCACGCGACGGACGCATGACACTGATGCGAGAATGTGGCATCGAGAATAAGCCAGCGCCCAAACATCTTGGAGTAGTTGAAACGATCAACTGGGTAAAAGAACGCCTTGCACTTGATGCAGAGGGCAAGCCACACCTTGTCATACATGACAACTGTAAAGCACTGATTAAAGAATTCAGATTGTACAGATGGGCAAAGTCTGAGAAAGGCGACAGACCACACAAGGCGAATGATCACGCGCTGGACGCGCTAAGATACGAGATCGCTTTTCTCAAGCGCTGGCAAATGCACCAATAGAGGATCAACAATGGAACAGACACATTTTAGTAAATGGCTGCGGCAACTCATGAACCGCAATGACATCACGATCGAGCAACTGGCAAACAGGGCAGGCGTATCTCGGAAAGATGTACGCAACTGGATACGGGGGCGAAGTATTCCAAAGACCGCATATTTTGTATTCTTGCTCAAAGCATTGTCACAGCTGACAGAATGCGAGGAGGAGATCTTATATACAAACGCCAGCACCGCGATCATGAGGGA